AGTAGGAGCTGCAACAGGTGGTGCGCCTTGTGGGGGTGCAGGTGGTGCTGCAGCTTCAGGGTTTTCTTCTTTAAACTTTTTAAATAACTCTGCTTGAATAGCAGCATCACCCATAGAGTTAGTAACTTTGTCAGGGTCAAGATCCATACTCTTAGCTATCTCTCTAATAATATAATCCATCTTAGCAAACGGAGCAAGTACAGGGTTTTGCACTACACCTAAGAATTGCATTAGTCGTTGGCTACGTACTTCGTTAGCCATTAGACTTTCTGTACCACTAGCTTTAACGTCTAAGTCTCCACGTATCTCCGTATCAAAATCAAATTGCATATTGAAACTAAAGAATGCTTTACCTAACGGTGCTAATAAATAGTCGTCAACATTTTTAACTACTGTTCGTATGCTACCATTTGCCGCACTCATAAGCATTGATATACCTGATGCAGTACGTCCTACACCTGACACACCTGTTTGTCCGTGAGCAAAGGAAGGAAAGCCTGTGCTTTCGTCTGCAAGAACACGAGCCTTATCAAATAGCTGCATGTTTTCATTTGCAACATTAGGAAACTTAGTACCAAAGATACCTTGTCCCGGTGCGCCACCTTGTCTACGGAATACTTTACCGGGATACACACTCATGTCTTGGCCGGGAACTAAGTTAGTCTCGTCAACTTCTATAAGTAAGTTACCGCTGAGTACAGCATTGTCTACAGCCATACGCATAAAACCATTCATAAGTGTTTGGGTATCGTCCATATTCTCTGCAATACCTACACCAAAGAAAGAGTAAGGATTAATTTCATAAGGTACAGCATAGTAAGGTATTATAGTAGGTTTAAATGGATTCATAACTAAACGTAATACTTGTCCATTACAGATCCAGATGTTTACACTTACTTCATCTGAGTCTTTTAACTCTGTAGGAATATCAATATCATATTCTTTTAATAAATCTACATCAACAAAACCCCAAAACTCTTGTACATCATAGCGTTCTGCAGAACTTTGTTGTGCATCATCTTCCATTTCTTGTTCCCACCATTTCTTTTCGTAGGACTCACCTAACTCAATGGCATTGTTAATAGCGTTAGATCTAAAGAAGGGTCGTTTCTTTAATGCTCTCATTTGTGAGCGAGACATCTTGTGTCTTTCTAAACAGTACTCTGCTTCATCCATATTAGCTGCATCAGGGTCAGGATAAAAGTTCCACACTGAAACGTAATTAGTTGAAGGTACAGTTTTAACAACAGGTTCATACTCTCCTTCATCATTCCAGTTAGGGTACTCTTTATTTATTGCTAATGGACCTTTCATAATACCTGTACCAAATAAAGCTAATTCAAATGCAGCTAAACGTAATTGTTTATTAGCATTAGAAGCTTCTAGTTGGTCATGTATTTTCTTTTCCATCTTCTTAGCTGCAACCATTGCAGGATGAAAAGTAATACCACTAGCAGATACTGCAGGATTTTCTATTAATAAATCAGCTACTGTACCTAACTTCTTTTCTAGTGGTCCTAGTCTTTCTCTAAGACTATCTAATGTATCACCGGGTTCTAGTTTAGTATCAGGACTAAATAAAGGTTTACGTTTTACAGGATCATCTTTGTTAAATGCTGCTTGTGATTGCTCAGTTATTTTTTGTCCTTCTGGGTCAGCTTCAAAAGAAACCGATTCAGCTACACCTTCAGGTAATCTACTAGGATTTACAGACAGAGGAAAATTACTATTGCCAAATAATACGTCAACAACTTGTCCATATGCAGCCAAAGTTTTAGTCTTTGTAACTTTAACAAACACTCTAGATCGTTCAGCTTCAGTAAACTTTACATCAGCAGAGTATAAACCTCTATAATTTCTGTATGCATTCATCCATCTTTGTTCATCTATAAATCTAGCGTCTTCAGCTTTTTTAAAGTGATGTTCAACTAACTGAACTATACTGCCTGATTGCGGATCATCTGAATTTTCTGTATCTTTAATGTCTTCTAAAGAAGAAGATGCATCAGTTTCCATAAAGTTGTTTTCATCTACCATAAGTATTAGTATCCAAATGTAGGATCAGAAGCTTGAAAGCCTGATCGGTGTGTTGCTGGGTTAAAGTCCCATATAGAACTACGAGGTCTTGTCATTATACCGTATCGTAAAGCATCATACAAGTGATCTTCTGATTTAGTATCTACATCCTCTGAGTTATTTTTATCTAAAGGTAATGCAGGTAATTGTGATATTGTATTAATACAGGTAGACATGAATACAAGGCGAGGTTCGTCTGTAAACTCATCTACCTGCAGGCGTCTATGTAGCTCGTTTTTACCTGCCACTCTTGAGCCTCTAGAACGATCTGAGGGTCGCCATCGGCAACCTTTCATATTCATCTGTTCTGCTAGGCTTGGACCTGTATCACCTCTCTTATGCCAAAGGGAGCTATCTAAGACACCGTACCGAATTGTTCCGTCTTCTTGTTCAGCATCTAGTATCATATCAGCTAGGTCAGTGGCTGTAACTTTAGAACAATATAATTCTCTATATACAATTAGTTGATCACTAGGAGATACTGCAATCCAAAGCACACCTGTGTGACTTCCGTATCCGTAGTCGCAAGCTCTAAATCTAGCCCAACTTTGCGGTATTTTAAAAGGATCAATTACGTGTATACTTCTGTTAAACTCAGGGAATGCAGCTCCTTCATTTACATCCCAGTTACCATCTAGTAATTGTTTTTTCTGGTGTTCAGGAAGCGAAAGAAGCATTGCTTCATAGTCTCCACCTTCAGCAAGATAAGGATTGTCAAATAAACTTGCAGGTATAAACCTGCGTCTAAATAGTGGTTGACCTTCTTTAGTGTGACCTTTAGGAAATACAACGGTATCACCTGTTTCAATTTGTGTAGCCCAGAAAGGTTCGTTGTAAGGTGCAGGATCAATAAACATTTTTTTAACCCATTGATGTCCTGCACCTCCGGGGTTTGTAGTAGCTCTCATGTACAAACCTAAGTCTTTAGCGTAGGCACTACGTAAACGAGATCTCATGTAGTCCCAAGCGTAAGGAGAACTCCACTGTGTTAACTCGTCAAAACCTATCCAGTTAAACGCCTGTCCTTGGTAGCGTGTAACATCCATATCTTTATCTAGGTATGACATCCAAAGTCTACCACCTCTAGGTGAGATCCATTGGCTTTTTCTTTCTGACCATTTAATACCCGGTATAGCACGAGGATATAACTCTTGGCTTTTTTGTATTAGTTCTCGTAATTCTTCAGTAGTGTGTCGTACTAGTAGTCCACTAAAGTTTGCATTGTTTAATCCGTGTAGTGGATCAGCTAACATAGCGTAAGATTTACCACCACCTGCTGCTCCACCGTAAAGTACTTCTCTTTCAGACGAAGACAAGAAGTCTGTCTGTGGTCCTTTGTTAGGTCTAAAGACTACGTCCTGAGCTTCTTGTACGTCATATGCTGGTGCTACAGATTGAGCAGGTACAGCTTCAACTTCTTTAATTGGCGTAAGTTCCAACTTTTTGCGTTTCGAGGTTCTCGATTTCTTGGAGCGTTTGGGCAAGTCGCTGGGCAAGCCTACGTTTAATAACAATTGTTTTTTTACGTTTTCGCTCAATATCTATTCTTTTCTTTAATCCCATATGGGATATGCTTCTACTTGTTTGTTTAGTTAGCCACTGAGCTACTTCTCTGTAACTATATTGTAGTAAATGTTTTTTAGCTATCTCTAGTGCTTCTAGTTCTTCTCGTATAGGTTCTAACAACCTATCGTTATCTTTATTAACTTCGTAACCAAATGGTACAGTAGTAAGAGATAGTCGGGCAATAGTGTGCCACTCTTTTTCTTTTCCTCTTTTAGGTTTAGGTAATTCCCAATACCCTAAGTCTTCATGTTTTATTCGTTCGTACCTTCTTTAGCTGGTAAAATAAATACACCGCCACTAGATGAGTTAACATCTACACGTTCAACTTTACCAAAGCCGCCTCTATCTAATAGATCTTTAGCTGCTGCCATCTTGTCTCGTATGCCTAACTCAGTAGGATCATCTAAAGCTTTAGCCATAGCTACTGCAGCTTTAGGTGCAATCTGAACTAGGTACTCAGTTGTTGCACTCATTATTTCATCTTTTAAAGAATCTCTTACAGCCTTAGTAGAAGTGCTGTCACTATAGCCTGCAAGTTTTTTTGCTAAGGCATGATTACCACCTGCTTCATCGAACAAGACTTCTAAGAATTTAGTTTGATTATCAGTTAATACTCGTGTCATTATTTCTTTTTCTTCCTGCTAGGTTTCTTAGCACTTCCAACTTTTGCTTTTGCTGTCTTTGTAAGATCTTTAAAGTGAACTAGGGGTTTAGAACTTTTAGTGTGAGTTTTACCTGTATGTAAAGAACCATCTGGCATTTTATGATTAGCCCCATTATACTCTGTTCCATTTTTTAAATAATGCTGTACACCTTTTGCCATTTTATTGTCCTTTTCCTGCAAATGCTGATCCTGTTAGTATAGCTCCAAAAGCTAAATGAAACAAGCCTCCACCCATTAAAGTAAATGGACTGTGTTGACCTGTTAGTTTTTTCATCAATTCCATTTGTACCATTGGTTCTGTTGTTGAGTTTATTATAGTCATAAATTGTGATATATCAGGTCTATTAATTCCGTACCAAATTGGCACGAACATAAAATCATAAAAACATATTAGTAAGTATATAATAAGAGCTGACCAACGCCAAGTCATTGTACTTTTTTGTTGAGGTGTTAACCCTTTGTTCATTTAAAGGCACGGTGGAGTACACATTAGTTTGTTAGTTCCGTAAAACATAACAACTATAAATACTGCAAGAGCTAAACCTATCCATATCCATTTGTTTTTCATTGTTACCTCTTTAACATTTCTAATGCTGTTTCTAATGTTTCATTATTTCTACGAGTCCAACCTTTACCAAATGTTTTAAAGGTAGAAAGGCTTTCGTAAAACTGCTGACGAGTAGAGTGCATCTTAACTACTATGTCTTTATGTGTAAAGTTTGCAACAGCTTTCAATGTCATAGGACCAATGCCACCATCAGCAGTAACGCCCACAATCCTCTGTAAGGCTTTCGCAGAACGGCCCACTCCACTATTAACGCCCCAGTCAAATACAGACCAATCAACTCCACTAGGTAGACCATCACATCTCCCACGATCCCAATAGTTTTTTCTGTAGATAGGAGATACATCTATCGGTGTCAACGCTCTCATCTCTTCTTCGGTGGCGTTACGATTAGTGTATGCATCGTATACAGCTTTAGTAACGCCTAAATTTGTCATGCCTCCGGGGTCTGATGGATGATTTACAAAACCACCTTCATGTTTCAGAAGCATGTTTAAACAAGGTATAAAGTTTTCTGCGCTCATTTCTTAGCTATCTTCTTAGTCTTTTCATAGGAGCGTAGTCCCCCTAATCCTAGCATTCCCATTAAAACAGTCATAAGGCTACCCATATCAAAAGATGGTAATGGGGGTAACTCTGCACCAAATATAGTAGCAAAGAATAATATGCATGGCTGCAAGATAAAGTGATACATTAAAGCAATACCACATGTCCAACCAACAAATGGTCTCCAGCCACCAATGAATAAAGAACCTGACTTTGCCTCTTCCTGATTAACAGCAATTTGAGACATAGCTAGTTCTTGTGCGTGACGTTCAGCCATTGTAGAAATCTCGTGAGCTAAAGCAGCCTTCTGATCTTTATCTTCAATGAACTTGTCAAGTAATCCGGTGACTGGAGATATAAGTTGAGCTAACATTATTTAGCTTTCTTCTTAGCCATGCCACCTTTATTCATCATACCCATTTTGTTACGTACCTCTTTAGGTAATTTCTTTGCTCCACCAGTAGGTTTTTTCATAGCCATACCGCCAGCTTCATAGCCCATAGATTTTTTCTTAGCCATGCCGCCACCCATCATCTTTGCTGCAGGTTTTTTCTTAGCCATGCCGCCTGCCATATAAGTAGAAGGTTTTTTCTTTGTCATACTACCAGCCATTTTCATGCCGCCACTTTTTTTCATCATTTGAATACCCTTTGTTTAATTTCAAAACGCTCAACACCAATGTCTCGCAATTCTCTGTCTGTCATGTTTTGTAATTTCCAGTAGTTAGCTCTTCGTTCTTGTGCCGCTACTGCTCTGTGCCATAATCTTTTTAACATGGTATACCTTCCCTTTTTTAAAATAAAGTAGATCAGATAATCTGACTTACTCAGGAAGTTATACCATACTTAGTTATAACATAAAATTGCTATAATTGCAACCCTGTTATGTTTTATTTACCTTTACTATTGCAATCACAAAAACCTGACCAACCAAATAGGTGTAGTATAATTCCTGTAGCAATAAGTCCAGCAAGTCCAGAACTTCCTAGGTTTTCAATTAGATCAACAATGTTGCCTACTGCATCCCCTAAGAAGATAAGATTGCTAGGTCCAACGAGCATAGCTGCCACGATAGACAAAGTTAAAAGTGCAACTCCTATTTGAGTTATACTTGCGATAGATGATTTCATTTTATCCATTTAGTATTCCTTTAAATTATTAAACTTTAAGATGGTTATGTTATCTAAACAAACCTGTCTTTCTCATGTCTATTAATCCTCCCTTTGCTCTAGGTGAAGCCCTACCTCTTTTATATTTTTTCTTAAGTTCTTGTTTAAGAAGATCTGCTTCTCTTTCAATAGAGTTTCTAGTATCTTTTTTATTACCTGATCGTCTAACATCTCTTTCTTTTTCAACTCTATTATCCATACGTAATGCTTTATCTAATGAATCTTGATCTGATTCGTTATTTAATTCTTTAGCAGTTGGCTTACGTTTTAATGGACCCGGAGAAGCTTTAATTATAGTTACAGATATTTCAGGATCTTTAATTTTTTCTTTTAATTTTTCTCTAAGGGCTATTTTTTCTTCTTTAAATAATCTAGCTTTGTCATTTAAAACACTTGTCCTGTCAAAGATTTCTATTTTTTTATTTGCGGCTGCTACTGCTGCTAGTGCAGCGTTTACACTAGCTTCAGACTTAGCTATTTTTATTTTTAATTCTGCATCTGAGATAGATTTTTTTACTTGTGTACTAGTAACTTTTGATTTACCTCCAGAAGATTCATCAGGAGTTTTACTCGTAGGTTTTTTCTTAGGTTTTGGCTCTGGTCTTTTCTTAGGTGCAGGAAGAGGTTTAGCTAAATCTTCAGCGTAAGCTGCAATCATAACTCTACCTTTTTTATCTGTGTAGTACAAGCTACCAGCTTTCTTAGCTGCAGATATACTTGAGTATTTACCTGCATCTTTTTGAGCTTCTTTAGGAGATTTACCTTTAGCT